TATCGCTGAAAAACTCGTTTGCGTTCATGCCTACCTCATAGGTCGCCAGCGAGCACGGGACTTGCACGGCAGACACAAGTCTGGTTCCGCGCCCGCTGACACGATTGCCGTTGAGCCGTTATCACCGATGCGCAATATTGCGCATCGGTGTCGATTACGCCTTCGGAGTGAAGGTGATCGCGCCGGAGACGCGCAGGGAGCCCTGCACGCGAACGGCATCGTCGGTCTGCAACGTGATCGTGGCTTCCTGCACGCCGGCCTCGAAGGTGAACCACGAGCGAGTCGTGGGCTTCGAGAACACGTCGCCGGCAGCGATGGTCGGGGCGGCAGTGCCGTCCGACAGGCCGATGGCCCACTGGTAGCGGGAGCCGCCGCTGATCGCCAGGACGCGCTGGTGGACGGCGCTCTGCGGGGCGAAGTTCATGCCAAACGACGCCTGACCGTTGTCCTTCAAGCCGACGAGGAATTCGCGGGCCGTGGAGTCCATGTTGGTCACGTCGATGTCGCTCGCAGCGCCGCCGAGCCCGTCGATGTTGGTCAGGTTGGTGATACGGACAACGGCGGCGGGGGATACCCCGTTGTCAAGCAAAAAAAGCTGGGAACCCTGCGTCTTCAGTTCGCCGGACATCGTTCGATCCTCTCCAAGTTGGGATTCTCACGCTCGATTCCTCCAGAAGCTGAAGGTGAGCATGACAACATGGAGTTTAGTCTCGAACTCCCAATCGCTCACCGGAGCGCTTTGGGATTGTGACCACTGCTGGAGTTCGTCGCGCACGGCTTCGGCGAGGCTCTGGACGACAGACGGACTTCGCGCGAAACAGTTAATGTCTACGGAAATCTGATCTATGCCTGGATTCTCACCAAGATAGTTCTGAGGAATGCCGCCAGATATTCCCCACACTACATACGGCTCATTGGTTCCTTGCGGAGCGACATTCAAATACAACTTGTCTCCGGCAATAGCAACTACGGCTGCACTACTAGAAAGGTATTGATAAATCGGCGGGAACATAATTACCTTCCTAGTTTCTTCAGTTCAGCTTCGACTCTTTTCTGTAGCGTTTCTTCAAAGACTTTAACTGAGCGAACAGCGAGCATGTTGAATGCGTTGGTGAGATAGCGCTGCGGGCGCTGGCCTCTGCCCGGCCCGCTGGTGCCGAACTCGACGAAATGCCAGTAGTAGGCCAGTGCAGTGCGCGGCCCAAAGAGCCTACCGGCCCCGCGCTTGCGGCTGCCACGCACCATTATCTGATAGCGCTCGGACGCGCCGACCTTGGCTGGATTCCTGTCGCGCCAGATGTAGATGCTGCGCCGCAACAGTCCAGGCATCGGGGTGCCCTTGCCGATTGGAGCGTTCGCAATCGCCTGCTTCTTGATGACCGCTGCCGCAGCGAACAGTGCAGATCGAACCGGCCCGCCGCGCCGCCCAGCAATGGCTGCCGGCAAGGCGCGAAGATTCCTCAGCGCCTTGTCCAGCCCAACAAGTTTGACGTACTGCGTTGTCACCCGTCGTTGATCCCTGCGCGGATCTGGATGTCAATCGTGCGTGCAGCAAGCACTTTGTCGGCAATGGCCTTGATGTCGTAATACACCCCGTCCATCAGAACGCGGCAGTCTTCAGTGATCGAGTTGTTGACTACCGTCTCGGCGCGCACCTTCATGATGTAGTCGCGGATCGAGTGAAGTTCATCAGCGACAATTGGTTCCTTCAGTCGCTCCGACAGATTCTGTCGCTTCACGCCGACCCATGCCGTACACACCGTAATCCAGGCAATTTCCATGTTGCCAGAAGTCGAGCGCGAGTTGACCGGACGCTGGAATGTCGCGCGCCTATCGAAGAACCTCGCATCGGTGTAGTCACGGTCGCTCATACCAGCGGAATCCGAAACCGCTCGATCAGCCGGTCATAAGCCTTCTGGAGAATGTCGTGGTCCACCGACTTCAGGTTGTCGTATGCAAGCTGGACGTGCAGCAAGCACGCCTGCTGGAGCCCGCGCGGGACGTTCGCGCGATAGTCGTCAACCGGGCTTCCGGTGCCCTCGTAGCCGGTCACGTAGCGCACCGTCACGGCATCCTGCCGATAGTAGATGTCGGGCCAGGATTGCCCGTCCTGAAGCCCAAGGATCGGGATCGTGCTCTGCCTGACTTGGTACACGCTTGCCGACAGCGACTGCTCGACGTTCGTGCCATCGTAGTAGCGCACCTGAGAAATGCTGATGAACGGCGGACGCAGTAATGCCACCGGGAATCGGCCACACTGAATCTCGATGGTCTGCTGAATCAGCGAGCGCCGTGTGTCGTTCTCGACCGCCTCGCGCGCAGCCTCGATCAGCATGTCGAAGGTCGCGTCATTGGCATGCGACGGCGGAGATCCGGTCGTGTCCAGCCGCAACCACTCGTAGACCTGGGTCTTGGTGATCGGCTCAACTGGCGGCTGAGTAATGACTGTCAGTTTCACTTTTCAGCCTCCCACAATTCGGCATGCTCACTTTCAACCATGCCAGGAATGCCAAGCGTGTAATGGGCGATCTTCGGACACTCCGGCTTTGGCTGCACTCCAACAAGCCAATTCCACGAAGGATGTAACTCTCCAATCTCATTGTCGTTCAACCAGTAGAATGCGTGAAGATCGCGGCCTGGGCGCGTATTGACATCAGATAATGTGAGGCGCTTATTCGCGGGATGGTCGCAGTTTATGAGCATGACGCTCGACCAGTTTTTCCGCCTATATGAAACCTGCGGCTGCCCGTCCATTTTGAGGCCAGACACATTTCCCATGTCATGCTTCACCACCATCACAGCATACTGAGGATCAGCAAGCGCGATCAACTCAGCAATGTCGGTGAGGAAGATGATGTCGCAATCGACGAATAACGCCCACCCCTCTTGCGCAAGATGCGGTGTGATGAAGCGGGAGTTGGAGAAGTCCGTTGAGCATGGCGCATTACTCACCAAGTCCCAAATGACTCCACCACGCCTATCGACAGTGCGATTAAGCATGCCGAAGTCAGCAAGTCGATTGGCGTCAATGGTAGTAATGCAGACTGGCACCGATGCGCGCCTGAGAAGCGATTTGCACGCCACTCGATACGCCTCATCCTCGCGCTTGTCGTATCCGATATATACTTTCAGCACGGCTTTACGCACTCCAAGCGCATGTCTCGATGTTTGCGCTTACCGTGGAACTGAGGATCGCACTCTCGGATCTTGATGAATCCGACTTCCTTGAGCACTTGGGATAGCTCGTCAGGAGTCCATCCCCACTTGTGCATCATAAGCGGATTCGAGAACGAGTGATCGCCATATATGCCCTGCTTCCCCATCTGATGCGGGGCGCCATTGGCTACAGCGATGCAGCATTTCTTGAAGTCTGGAAGCTCCAGAATCAAGCGACCGCCAGGAGCCAGCAGGCGCATCCACTCGCGCAGAACTGCCGGCGCCTCCCATCGGTGGACGTGCTCAATGACGTGGATCGCCATTGCCTCATCAGCGCACCCGTCAGGAAGCGGGATCGCCGTGAAGTCGCACGTTACGTCTGCGGCGCCATCTGCGTCGATTGAGATCCAACCGGGAGGGCGCTTGTTGCCTGCGCCGATGTTAAGACGGACAGGATGTGCCGCCAGCAGGCCAGAGATTCTGTCGGTCTGTACTGCCACCACGCCAGCGACCGAAGGAACCTCAGCCGTTCCTCCATGCTCGGATTCTTCGGGTTGCATATGTCGGCACCGTACAGTTTGGAGGCGGCGCCATCTTCGCATACCACGGGGATTCCGGCCAGACAGGCGTCGATGGCAACATTGCTATGCCGCACCACAACCATTCGAGCGCCGCGAATCACGTCTTCGATAGGCGAGTTCACATTCATCCTGATGCCGACAGTTTCTGTCGCACCTGACTTCGGGCGGTAGATCAGCGGCACGCCAGGATACGCGCGCTTCAGTTGCTCCAGCCGCTTCCGCTCCCACCAGTTCCCGTCGATGCCGTACTGGTGCCGACTCTTTCGCCCCATGCCACACAGGACGATATGCCCGTCAGGATTGAACTCGTTTCGCAATGGCTTTGCCGTCGCATCCCACCGGGAAGGATCGGCGTCATCAGCCATCAGGTGCTGCGGGTGGAACGCATTGATTGTCAGGCGCATCGGATAGGAGTTGTTGTCGCCCCTGCCGTAGTAGCCCAAGTCCCAACCAACGCAGGGACGGCCAGACAACAGATGATCCTTCCACTGAATCATCTTCACCGGGTGCCCGACACCGTACATCATCAGGACGTGTGCGGCGCCTCGATACTCGCGCGTCACCGTTGCCTTTACGCCGGCAGTATCGGCCGACTCAGCCATCGCGTTCAACATGCGATGGCCTTTGATATTCATCTTGTGGTCAATCAGAATCTCAACTGTGACAGCCATGACAGATAATTCTCCGCTACAGATTTCACAGTGATTGCGTTCCTGAGAAACTGATTATGAATCTCAAGGCGGGCCTCGTATCGTTCCAGCCAGTCGAGCGCGACAGTAAGTTGAGACTTGTTCTCAACCCAATACTCGAATCCCGTCATCGTCTCCAAGTACCCGCATTCTTTTCCGCCGATAAATGGCGTTCCTGATGCGTGTGCGTTGGCGAGCTTAACCCCGGACTTGTAGTGGCGCGCGGCATAACCAACATGATCGCGAAGACCAACAACAACATCGAACGATGCAAGCGCTTCTGGCCCTGACGCTTGGACGAACTGAATCCCACGATCAGCACATTCCTTTTGCAGTATTGCGCCCCACCGAGAGACGTAGTTTCCGCCGCCCTCGTAGCCAACGACCCTGAGATCACGGCGCACGGGGTTCTCGTGGATGCCTGGACGCCCATGGTGCGGGAGCCACTTCACCGGGCCGCGATAGAACTCCTGAATGTCCTGAGCCATCCGGTGCGTTGCCGCAACGATTGCTGCCGGCTTGATGGTGGCGATCATGCCCTGCAACCACGATAGGCATTCCGACCTGTCCCAATCGTTCCCGTGAGGCTGCGGCCACGCATCCACCACATCCCACACAATCGGGCGCGCGTACCTGCGGCAATGGGCAAGGATTTCCTCTGTCGGGCGCTTTACCAACACCACGAGATCAGCTTGTCGGATGTCTGCTTCCGTGGCATTTGCGATCACATTGGCGCCAATGGCAGCGCCAAGTTGAACGGCCCTTATAGAGAATGAGCCGGACTTTCCCTTGCCGGTGACGAGAATCATTGGATTAGTCGCCCACAAAACTTGGCAGCAATTCTTTCATCATATCCCAGCACGCCGCCATTATCTTCCCGTATCGCTCGATGTCATGGCGAGAGCACCCATGAAGCATCACCCGGTCCTGCTCGTCGAAATGCCAGTCTGAGCATCCGTCCCACTTAACCGATCCATGCAGGTAGATTTCCGAGTCATCCAGAGATTCCACCCAATCCATGCTATTGACACCGCCTTCGCGATGGTAGATGAACGGGCCATCTGGCGATCCGGTCCTTCCGCATATATCGTAGACCTTGAAGTCAACACGGCATTCATGCACTTCAGCGACGACGGTGAATTGAAGTTCCTCAAAGTCCCTGCGCATCACCGCTCTCCGAAGAAGAATGACTCGGTGCGCGCGATGTACTTCACTCCATCAATCTCGGCTGCCGGGATTTTCCCTTTGCTCTCGACTTCATTGCCGTAGTGATAAGCCGTGGCAATCACCTTGATTCCGCGAAACAGTTCCTTCAGACCTTCCACCGTGAATCGGAAGTAGTCCGATGGATAGGCGTGCCGGCGCCACGCAAACGGGGCTGAGACGACGACTGTGCCGCCTGGGGCCAGCATCATCTTGATGTTATGCGCGATCAGCCACGGGCGCTTCGAGTGCTCAAGGACGCTGATGCACTCGATGTGGTTGAAGACGCCAAGGGCACTCGGCGTATGCCGGTCCTCAAGGTCGATCTTCCAGTCCACGCCATCACCGGCAATCGCATCCACGCCAATCGCATTCGGGTAGCGCTTGCGCCGATCCTCTTTCTGCGTGTCGTAGAGATTCGATCCGCAGATGAGCGTCCTGCCGTAACTGCCGACAGGCGTGCGTCCGTTCAGGTGCTGCTCGACAAAGGCGTCGATGTGATTCGTGGTTTCAATGTCCATCGCGAATCCTGTTCATGGCTTCAGCTGGCGACAAACAAGTATCGCGCCGCCCCATGACAAACACCATGGCGCCGGGCTGCACGGGGTACTGCCCGCTTGCGACTGCGCAGATGGCTGATGGGGAATTGAAAAGGCGAATGCCGCCCTTCAGTTGCGCGGTCATTTTCGCAAGAAAGGCGACATCAAACGGAACCGCGCCAGTCCCATCACTCCACTCGCCCATCTTGTCGATGACGTTAATCACGTCTGGAAACTTGCCGTCGATCAAGTCAAGTGGCGAGTGGTAGACGATCTCACTGCGGTAGTTGACGACGCAGACGGAGTTGTCCTCCAGAACATAAACGCGGTTGTTCTTCTTTAGGTACTGAATCGGAATCTGCGGGATGATTACCGACTTCGCTGCGATGCCGACAAACGGCGACACCATCAGGCAATGGCCGTCAGTCGCAGCAAGAAATTTCTCGCTGCAATAAACTCCATTCAGATAGTAGCGAACATCACCATTTGCTGCGAACTTCTGAACGACCGCAAACACGTCAGCCGGAATGTCGATGACGACCGGCAATTTACATACTTTCATTTCACGCCCCTTTGCATTCAATGAGTGTTTTGAAACATTCGCCTGTATCCGATTTTGAGCA